GGAATGATAAATGTCAACTTCCGTAGGCACATTCCAACCTAATACGTTACAATGGAGTGTACAAACAAAAGTAACCGTAGATAATACTGCAGGTAACACTGCACATTTTACCTGCACTGGTTTCAGAGTTGTACATCTTCACGCTGACCAAGAGTTTCTAATTAACTTTGGTACTGCAGAAGCAAACTGTGGTGCTAATGATTTAGAACTAGAGGCAGGTAATTACACTCTTGCAATACCTGATGCTGTTGGTGATGCTGTTATAATGAATATTTTAGCAGCTACTAGTGACAACGTAACTATTAAAGTAGTACTGTCTTAAAAACATTGCAACCCCAACATAACGGGGTTGCATTATTGTCTGTTTTAATTTAAATTAAAATATGTAAAACTATCCCCAATGCAATAAAAGGAGATAGTGCATGTTTAGAAGGTTAATTAAATTCATACAGAAAAGTCAAGAACGTAAAGTAGCTTTATGGCAGTTACAAAATATGAGTGACATGGAGCTAAAGGATATAGGAGTATCTCGTAGTGACATCTACCAAAAAGTCTACGGTTAATAAGGCTGGTAATTATACTAAGCCTACAATGAGAAAAAACATGTTTAATAGAATTAAAGCAGGTTCTAAGGGTGGAAACCCAGGTCAATGGTCTGCACGTAAAGCGCAGCTATTGGCCTCTCAATATAAGAAAAAAGGGGGAGGATATAAATGAAAAGATATCTTAAAAGATTATTCTGTGCATTGTTTAATAGAAAATGCCATGATGGATGTGACTGTTGTTAAATGGCTTTAGCTAAATCACAAAAAAGTTTAAAGTCATGGACAAAGCAGAAGTGGCGTACTAAGAGTGGCAAACCTAGTGCTAAAACTGGTGAGCGGTATTTACCTGCTAAGGCTATTAAGTCTCTTAGCAGCAGTGAGTATGCCGCTACAACCAGAGTTAAAAGAAAAGGCAAGGCAGCAGGTAAGCAGCATGTACCTCAGCCTAAAGGCATTGCAAAGAAAACCAGAGCCTACAGGAAAGTAACATGAACATTAACACAAGCTACGTACCTATAAATTATGATAAGGTTGTTCCTGACTGGCCTAACTCTAAATGTAAAAGAGTAGAAGAAACTAAACAAGCAACAGAAGTTAAAGTAGAAAAAATTAAAAATAATACTGCTTACACTTATCATCCCATCAATAAACCACATAGACAAGGCGAAGTAGTAGACTTCGTGATAGCTTAGGAATTAATATGGCACGTAATCTAACAGAAAAACAACAAAAGTTTCTTGAGGTTTTGTTTGATGAAGCTGAAGGTAATTTAGCAAAGGCTAAAAAACTTGCTGGCTATGCTGAAGGTGTTAGTACAAAACAAGTTGTAGACCCTATTGCAGAACATATTGCAGATATAACTAAAAGATTTATAGCAACTTCTACAACAAAAGCTGCTTACTCTATGTTTGAAGTTATGAATAATCCTACTGATCTTGGTAATAAAGAAAAAATGGTAGCAGCAAAAGACCTTTTAGATAGAGGGGGTTTTGCTAAAACTGAAAAAGTAGAAGTATCTGCAGCAAATCCACTATTTATTTTACCAGAAAAAGTAGATGAGAGTTGATAGAACTTGGAAGCTACCTAGACCTGTAAAAGAAGGTGGTGAGTATAATTGGAAAACTGTAGTAAGAGTTGGTAGACATATACCTTTTGGCTATAGACAAGACCCAGAAGACTGTGATATACTATTACCAATACCAATAGAGCTAGAGCTTATAGAAAAAGCAAAGAAACACGTTAAGAAGTATAGCTACAGAGAAGTAGCTGCATGGCTTAGTACACAGTCTGGAAGACCTATATCTCATGTAGGTTTATTTAAGAGGTTAAAGATTGAGCGAAAACGTAAGGCAGCGGCTTCAAATCAACGCTACATTGCCCAAAAATACAAAGAAGCGTATAAGAAAGCGCAAAGGTACGAAGGTCGTCAGCTCGGAGTTAAAGAAGCCTCCAGTTACGGACTTTGAGGAAGAGTTTGTAGAAGATCACCAAGAGATTATCTTTGAGCCTAATGTAGGTCCACAGACAGCTTTTCTAGCAGCTACAGAACAAGAAGTATTATATGGAGGTGCTGCAGGTGGAGGTAAATCGTATGCAATGGTGGCAGACCCAGTTCGGTACTTTGGCAACCCAAATGCACGAATGTTGCTGGTTCGTCGTAGTACAGAAGAGTTACGTGAACTTATTTCTGTAAGTAAGATGCTTTATCCCAAAGCTATTCCTGGGATTAAGTTTATGGAAAGAGATAAGACTTGGGTAGCTCCATCAGGTGCAACACTCTGGATGAGTTATCTTGATCGTGAAGATGACGTTATGAGATATCAAGGTCAAGCCTTTAACTGGATTGGCTTTGATGAACTTACACAGTGGCCTAGTCCCTATGCATGGAACTATATGAGATCACGTCTTCGTTCAACTAGAGCCTCTGGATTACCTCTTTATATGAGAGCTACAAGTAATCCAGGTGGGCCTGGACATCAGTGGGTCAAGAAGACCTTTGTAGACCCCCAGACACCCAATAAGCCTTTTTGGGCCACTGATGAAAACGGAGAAGAAATAACTTGGCCTAAAGGTCATACACGAGAGGGTGAGCCTCTTTTTAAACGTAAGTTTATACCAGCAACACTATTTGATAACCCTTACCTTTCTGATGATGGTCTGTACGAAGCTAATCTTTTATCTCTGCCTGAGCACCAACGTAGACAGCTACTTGAGGGAGACTGGGATATTAATGAGGGAGCAGCCTTCCCTGAGTTTAACCGTAAAATTCATGTGGTAGAACCATACGATATTCCTGGAAGTTGGACAAAGTTTAGAGCATGTGACTATGGATATGGTTCTCATACAGGGGTAGTCTGGATTGCTATAACACCTGCTGAACAACTAGTTGTATACAGAGAAATGTATGTATCTAAGGTAACTGCTACAGACTTAGCTGATATGATACTAGAAGCAGAAGAAGGTGATAGGATACGTTATGGGGTGCTTGACTCTTCACTCTGGCATAACCGTGGTGATACTGGACCTAGCCTAGCAGAACAAATGATTATGAAAGGCTGTAGATGGAGGCCATCTGATAGATCAAAAGGTTCTAGAATAGCAGGTAAAAACGAAATACACAGAAGATTACAGGTAGATGAGTTTACAGAAGAACCTAGACTAGTAGTTTTTGATACTTGTACTAATCTTGTTTCTCAACTTCCAGCTCTACCACTAAGTAAGAATAACCCAGAAGATGTAGATACACACGCAGAAGATCACTTGTACGATGCATTACGTTATGGTGTCATGACTAGACCAAGAAGCAGCTTATTTGATTTTGATCCAGCAGCTCAAAGAACTGGCTTTCAGGCATCAGACCCTACATTTGGATATTAAGTATGCAAACAACTTGTTTAAAATGTGAAACAATTTATGACCTTAAAAAATATGAATCTTGCCCTAAATGTCAACAAGAGAATGATTTTAATAATGGACCTTGGAAGGTAAAATAATGGAAGAAGACTTTGAAGATATGATCATGGATATGGAAGAGACTTCTTCTATTGAAGATGTAGCAAAAGAAGAATACTCCGATCCTGCAGCAGGACAAATTGTAAGTTTTGTAAGAGAGAAATACTCCAAGGCTGAAACATCTAGGCGCATGGATGAAGAACGTTGGGTACAAGCTTACAGAAACTATCGTGGTCTTTATGGTCCTGATGTACAGTTTACTTCTACAGAAAAATCTCGTATCTTTGTTAAGGTAACTAAAACAAAAGTATTAGCTGCTTATGGACAGATTGCTGAAGTTTTATTTGGTGGCAATAGATTTCCTATTACTATTGATCCAACAACTCTACCAGACAACATTTCAGACACAGTAAACTTTGAGTCTAATCCAGACATCACAAAAGCAAAAGAAAATACTAACGGACTAAATGCTGGTGAAACTTTTCCTGAGTATATGGAAAGACTCGGAGGTTTAGAAAAAGATTTAGAACCTGTTTCTGATAAACTAGCAGAGGGGCCAGGAAAAACACCTAGCTCTGTGCAAATACATCCTGCAGAAGTTGCAGCTAAGAAAATGGAAAAGAAAATACATGATCAATTAGAAGAGTCTCATGCTAAGAAACATTTACGTGCTGCTGCATTTGAAACTGCTTTATTTGGTACTGGTGTTATGAAAGGTCCATTTGCTGTAGACAAAGAGTATCCTAATTGGGATGATGAGGGTAATTACTCTCCAATGTACAAAACAATTCCACAAACTACATCTGTGTCTATTTGGAACTTTTATCCAGAC